TAAATAGTATTGAAAGTGCCAATAGTGGGCTTTCAATTTTAACTTGCTTAACAAAAGGAGATAAAAATGACTAATAGACAATTAAGCATATTCAATCAACTAAGACCTTTATCCATAGGTTTTGATAATGTATTCAATCACTTTGAATCAATGTTAAATGATGACTTTGGATTAAGAGTTCCAACAGTAAACTATCCACCATACAATATCGTAGAGACTTCAAAAAATAATTATGATATTGAAGTGGCTCTTGCTGGTTACAATAAAAAAGATATAGATGTAACCTTTGAAGATGGACAGTTAACCATCAAATCTAAAAAATCTGATAAAGATGAAACTAAAGATAAAGATGGTAATACAATTTATAAAGGTATTGCTAAAAGATACTTTGAACGATCTTTCACAATCGCTGATGATGTAGAAATCATAGGCGCTGAGTTAAAAGATGGGTTATTAAAGGTATCATTAGAAAAGATTATACCTGAATCTAAAAAACCAAAAACTATTGATATTAAATAATTAATATATAGTTTTAAATTAAAAGGGGTTGAAAGATTGACTTTTAGCCCCTTTTATTATATAATAGTATAAGTTAACTAATTGAAAAAATTATATTATGAATAAAGATGTAAAGATAAAGATACCAGTTGCTAAAGGTCTAGTTTATATTAAAACTTTAGTAGCAAAAGTCACAGATATTAAAGCTGATTTAAATACTAGAAAATTAGAATTTTCCACTGTACATAAATTTCAAAAAGCCATAAGAGAAAAAACTTATAATGTAGAATTAAATACACCACCGTGTGTTACTGAAAACTTAGAATTGGTTTCAGGTAATCATAAGTATAATGCACACGTATTAGAAAACCAAGAATATATAATAGTTGCCTTAGTAAAATTTATAGACTTTGAAAATATGCCAGCTGAATACTGGCGATTAAATTGGACTTCAGTAGAAAACAATCCTGATAATGATACTTTTATCAGACTTCCTAGAACAGATGATCAAATAATACAGACTACATTAAATCAAATACAATCAAAATTAATTAATCCTACTGAAACAGATGTCAAAAAATCTTTGAAAGATCAACAAGTAACACCAGAAAGATTTAATTTTTTCATATCAGAAATATTACATAACACAAATAACAGTTCAACAATTTGTAAAGTTTATAATTCAGATCAAGTTGATGATTATATAAACGAAAATTTTAATATGATTATATCTACACCCAAAAAAATAGAATTAAATACTGATGATAATACAGTATATTTTAAACAACAATTTAAAAAAGAAAATGACGATAAAGATTATGATAATAGAGTATTTAATTCTTTTGTTAAATCTCAATTAAAATATCCGTCTTGCAATGTTAACATAGTAGCTTATGTAGATAGTTGTAATCCTAATCACATTCTTGCAGTAAGAAATGCAAAATTAAAATTAATAGATAATAAAATAAACGAATTAAAACAATTTATCAAACTATATGATGAAAAAAAAGTAAAAGATTTACAGTTTACATTTTTACCACAATTACCTGATGAATTTAAATAATATTAATATAATACCAAATAAAATACCTTCTATAAAAGCAGATATTTTTTTTGAAGAATTTAAACATAAAATACAACTGTACGATAAATATAAATCACCTACAGATAAAATAGCAGTTCAACAATCGCTTCAACGATCTGCTTATGATCTTGCTTGTAAATACAGAATAACTTTATTTGCAAGTCATCAAGTTTTAAGTAAATATCCCGAAGATTATAAAACAAATAAAAATTTAACAGACGATCATACGTTACGACCATCTTCTTATTTTTTTCAAATGATACTTTTACCAAAATATAGAGAAAAATATTTAGATAAAAACCTACTTATTAAAGTATTAAATATAATGACGATTTGTTGCAAAGTCTTAAAAGAAGAAAATCAAAAATTAAAATCATTTAATAGTAAATCACAATTACTTTGCACTACTAAAGAACTATATGAAAAAGCTGATATTAAAGTTTATAACTATCATAAAAACAAAATAGACCACAATCATTATACCCCTGCTTTTGATTTACTACCTATTGAAGTACAAAAAGATATTACAGAATACGAAACCTTCTTAATAAGTCAAAATGTATAACGCCTTGACATTTTTTTTATATTATGATATATTGATAATATGAAATACAATGAAGATAAAATCTTAAAAGAAATCTTAAACTACATTACGTCCACTTATGGTCAACACTATTCTGTTGGCAGTGATGGTTTTCAAGTACAAGATTTGTTTAAGACTTTAAACATTGGTAAAGATTTTTGTCACGCCAACGCAATTAAATACTTGTGTAGGTATGGTAAGAAGAACGGATATAATCGTGCTGACTTATTAAAGGCAGTACATTATGTTATATTATTATTAAACTATGATAAGGAGAAGTGAAATGAACCTAAGTACAGATACACTTGCGATATTAAAAAACTTTTCAGAAATAAATCAAAATATTTTATTTAGACCTGGAAAGAAAATTAATACAATATCACAAGGTAAAAACATATTGGCAGAAGCAGACATAACAGAAAAATTTGAAGCAGAATTTGGTGTATATGATTTACCAGAATTTTTAAGAGCAGTTGAGTTATTTAATAAACCAGCTTTAAAATTTAACGGTGGAGAGTATGTAACAATTGCTGACGAGGCAACAAAACAAGCAATCAAATATTTCTTTTCAGATAAATCAGTAGTATTATCAGTATCAAAAGGTATTACTATGCCAGATAAAACTGTAGTGTTTACTTTAAAAAAAGATGACTATGCCAAATTATTAAAAGCGTGTAATACTTTAAATCTACCAGATGTCGCTGTTAAAGGTGATGGTAAGTCTATCAAGATAGTAGCAACAGATAAAAAGAACAAATCATCAAACGATTGGTCTTTAACTATTGGCGAAACAGATAAAAAGTTTACTGCATACTTTAGAGCAGAAAATTTTAAAATTATTAATGATGATTATGATGTATCTATATCAAAACAAAAAATTAGTCATTTTAATAATAGAACAAAACCTATACAATATTGGATAGCATTAGAACCCGATTCTGAATTTTAATATTAACAACTAACAATAGGAGTTTATATTATGTCAGATTTTTTATGGGTTGAAAAGTATCGACCAAAGAAAATACAAGATTGTATCTTATCAGAAGATTTAAAACAAACCTTCTTAGAGTTTGTTAAGAAAAAAGAAATATCCAATCTATTATTATCAGGCACACCAGGTACAGGTAAGACAACTGTAGCACGTGCCTTATGTGAAGAAATAGGTGTTGATTACATTATCATAAATGGTTCAGATGAAGGTCGTTATATTGATACGTTAAGAAACAAAATTAAAAACTTTGCATCAACTGTATCATTAACGGCTTCAGCAAATCACAAAGTAATAATTATAGATGAGGCCGATTATATGAATGCCGAATCGGTACAGCCAGCATTAAGAAACTTTATTGAAACGTTTTTTAATAACTGTAGATTTATCTTTACTTGTAATTACAAAAACAAAATTATACCTGCCTTACAAAGTCGTTGTACTGTAATTGACTTTAGAATTGTCAATGGTCAAAAAGTTAAAACAGCTACTCAATTTATGGATAGATTATCCATTATATTAAAAGATGAAAATGTTGACTTTGATAAAAAAGTATTGGCAGAAGTAATACAAAAATACTATCCAGACTTTAGAAGAACCATAAATGAATTACAAAGATATTCAGTACGTGGTAAAATTGATAGTGGTATTCTTTTTAGTTTATCAGAACAAAATAACAAAGACCTTATTGTTAAGTTGAAAGATAAAGACTTTAATGGTATGAGAAAATGGGTTATACAAAACCTAGATAAAGAACCTAGTGCTTTGTTTACAAGTATCTATGACAATCTTTATGAACATTTAGAACCCAAATCAATACCTCAAGCAGTATTAATTATTGCTGGTTATCAATATAAGGCTGCCTTTGTTGCTGACCAAGAAATTAATATGGTTGCTTGTTTAACAGAAATAATGGCGGGGTGTAAATTTAAATAATATGGTAAAAGGATTTAATTGGACAAAAGTGAATAAACAGAAATTGGTTAGAGATAGGGGTATTGCAAAATTAGAAAACGAAGCTGATCGTATTTTAAAAAATGATAAATCTTTTGAAAAAGGACTTAAAAAATATAAAAAATTTGAACCATTTTTTGACAAATGGAATAAAGAAAACAAATATGAGTAAAACAAGCGGGCATAGTTCAGTGGTAGAATAATAGTTTACCAAACTATAGGTCGTGGGTTCGAATCCCACTGCCCGCTCCAAAA